CTTGCCATTGGAATAGTGCATCCATCGCAATATGGCACTCGATCAAGATCATCACCGATTGGCCGATTGATCGTCTTTGTAGCTGCACAGACTTCGCATCGATAGTCATACTCAGCCACACGCATCACCTCGATCCATGACGCCCATGACACCGCATCCGAGACATTGTACGAGCACTTTGCCATCGCCCAGCTGCACATCGTCCATCTTGACGCCATGATTGGTGATCTTCTTTTCCACCCTACATTGGAAGCGCAGCATCTCCATGAGAGCTCCTTTTCAGATTCTCGATTGGATGTAAATTGTACTGTTCGACCCAAAAGGATGGCTTCTCGCGTCTCTTCCAGCGTTGATCTTTGGCAATCGATACCGGTATCCATCCCTTGATTTCATAGACTGGCGATCTGCCTGTGACCAGCACAGCGATGTCTGAATTGCGATCAGTCTCACTGATAATCAATGCGCCTGCATCGTATTTTGTCCACTTCACTTCTAGCCTTGATCCGACATCAGCTTGTGTCTTAAATGTGTTGATCGTCGGCTCGAATTTATCATTGCCAAAGTATCGAGCCACCACCATTTCAGCGCAGATCGATTCTGCTATCTGGCAGACATATTCGTGAAATGACAAGCTTTTGTCGTACCTTGATGAATGATCTGGACGACCATCGATGGCCTTAATTCTTTCAATTGCGACATATAGCGATTTGAGCATCTCATCGTACGAGACTTTCATCTTCACTTGCAGAGCTCGCAGTACCACAGCTCCGGTGATCCCATGACTGTGTCATATCGACCGCCATCAAATCGCTTAAATGTCTCGCATCGATCGCACCATTCAATCTTTGGCGGAGCGACTTGATCTTTGACAATTGATCCATCGACCATGAATCGTGTGCGCTCGCCAGTGGCAATCTTGATCATCTCCATGTCGGCCATCACTCTTGCACCTTCCATTTGCCATCTGCGCTGAGGTTGTACCAAATTGCCGGACATTGATTGGCCTTGGACTTTTCAATGCAGACATGTCCGCGATATGGCTTGCCTGTCTTTGGACTTGTGCCTTCTTTGAGAATCATGTGTCCATGTTTACAAATCGGAGATTCTGCAATGAGTTCACTGCCAAGCTGTGAAGCGATCTCGTCGATGGTGCTCGCAGCTGTAGCAAATCCATCCTCAGTGAATGGCTTGCTCCATGGATCATCTTCGATCTTGTCCACAAAGGCTTTTGGCAGCGTCTCGACTTGCTCCATGTTTTGCTTTGTCGGCCTTGTCTCAGATCCGAGCAAAAGTCCTGCACACCTGCCAATTGCGCTTGTGACTGTATCTTCGACGAACCATCGCTTCATGCTGGGATTGTAAGATTCAACCCGTCCAAATGCGTAGTCGATCGCTGATGGCTTCTCATCTTCGTACTCACGAAAGATTCGGCATTCAATGAGAATGTAGCCAGCCTGTGCATTGAAATCGACGATCGATGTCTCGACTCGATTTGTTGGGAATGTGCTGTGCAGCCTTTTGATGCGAGCTGCGACATCTTCGTATCCATCCAAGAATCCGGCCATTTATTTGACCGCCTTTGTCTTGCCTATTGCCATGCCGACGGATCGGCCATGATGGTATCCGACCGACTTGCCATCCCTGTATCCCATTGAATACAAAAGAGTGGAGATTGCCAGCTGTGCGAGTACCGCAAAGCCGATGATTTGCTCAATTGCCATTTGTTGCTCCCGATTCTGTTAGGGGAGCAAGCCCTGCATTTCGCCTGACCCGTGGCAAGGCTCGCTCCCGAGTAAGAGCATGAAGCAAGACTCTGACAAGGTCAAGAATCCTGCGTGTTCTTCGGCGTGTCCTGAATTGGCTTTGGCCTGTCTTTCAATCCATTTGATGCCAAGACTGATCCAAGTGCGCCAGTCAAGAAAATTGTCAGAGTCGAGAGAAGCTCGATGAATGCTCGATCATTGGGAGCTTGATCGCCAAGCGGCTGAGTCACAAAGATCAGCGCGTACAGCATCCCAGCGACAGAGAATGCAAAAGTGAGCGCGAGACATACGCCAATGAATACAATGAGCCGAGCTTTAAGCTGCTCATTTGTCAGTCTTTTGTGAGGTGAAGCCACTGGGATCCTCTCCAAATATGTCTTCAGTACAGACTCCCGAAGCCTTGCATTGCGGCGGATTGCACTCAGGCTTTTGCCAGTTCTCAAATTCTTGGCACTCATACCGCGTCCATCCCTGATAACCACATGCCGACAGCCCCAGCGAAAGCGATAACCCTAGAGCTGCCGACAGTAGTCTCCGAGTCACTTCCCCAATAACCCGAAAGCCTGATCCTTTGGATTGAGCCATCTCAAGATCACCGGAGCGACGGCGGCTGCGCCAGCCATTGCCAGTGTCTTTGGATCTGTCTCCCCTGCCATGTAAAGTGCAAGCGAAGCGGCCATGAATGACCGAGCCCAGCTTGCTGCCATTGCTTTTACTTGCTCCATTTTTTCTCCTTCTTTGGCTTTTCTGCCTTTGTTGGTGATGGCATTTCTACCTTTGGAAATTCTCCCTTGTAAGGCCTGTACTTTGGACGACCAAATCCGACAACCTCTTTGCCGATTGTGCGCTTCTTGACCATGACCATGCCGCCATTGCGTTGATCGCCTGTGCCAGATGTGTTGCCTTCAATGGTCGTAACTGTGTTGCCATCGATGCCGACCACGATTCCGATGTGACTGATGCGATCGACACCATCATGTGGAAAGTCCATAAATGCAAAATCGCCAAGTGCAGGCACTTCATGCCAGCGGCCGATCTCCTTAAATTTGTGAGCTCCTACAGCTGTGGACACGACTGAGTGAACCTTCACACTAGCTTGTGCCAGCACCCAATTGCAGAATGATCCGCACCACGGCAATCCATTGGCCTTTGTAAATTCGCCAAATTTGGTGATGTTCTCTGGCGTCTCGACATAGCCAATCTCTGCTTTGGCGATCTCAATGGCGTGTGGAGCTGATCCGACTGGGTAACTCATAAACCTAAAGCAACCTTGAGATCATTAAGATCAAGTCCGACAGATTTCAATTTCTGCTCGATTGTTAGCTCTGGGGCTGTTGTTGTGCCATTGTGTTCGCCAACGACTTGCTTGGCTTTAACTACATCTGAGATATTAAATTCGATCGTGCCATCTGAATGATCAATAATCTCAGTAACAGTAAGACCAGCCGTAGCCAATTCTTCAATGAGCTCCGCGCCGTTAAGATTTGTCGGTCTGTCAAAAATTGCCATAATTATGCTCCTAAGTAATTGACGGTAAAGTAATTCTTGTAACCATTAAATCGGGCCGTTAAATTGCCACCAGTAGTCTGAAAAACTCGCATTTCTAAATAGTCGTTTACGGCTAAATCTTCAATCGTTGCTAGTGTTTGAGTAAAATCACCTGCGCTAGTTGGAACTCCGCCGAACATTCTTAGAAGTTCAGTTCCATTTTTTGTTACAGATAAATATCTCTCGCCTACTGCTGATGTAGCCCATAGAACATTTGTCAAAATTTGATATTTTCCTGCTTTGCCACTTGGAATTGTAATTCGACTTGTATTTGTTGTCGTGCTATGGAAGCCGTCTGTATCATAATTTTCTACGTCATAAGTAACCACATTCCAAGCATTATTAGAAACCGTCAAATCCGTAGAACGGTTTAAAGAGCAACCGACCAATGTTGCGCCCGCTGCAGGTGTCGCCCATTTCAAGCCCGTTGCCGTTGATGAATCAGCAGTCAAAACTTGATCATTTGTACCAACCGCCAGACGGCCGATTGTGTTGTCAGCTGTGCCAGCCAGCAAATCACCCTTTGCATCGATGTTGCTGATGCTTGGTGTTGTGAGCACTGGAGATGTCAGCGTCTTGTTGGTGAGTGTCTGTGTGCCTGTCAAGGTTGTCACTGTTGAATCAATGGCAAGGCTAACCGCGCCTGATGTACCGCCGCCAGTGAGACCAGTGCCAGCTGTGACGCCAGTGATGTCACCGACATCATTTGTGATCCATGTGTAATCCAGATCAGTATTTGATGCCTTTGAAAGAATTTGACCGGATGTGCCGCCTTTAAGATCCACAAATGATGTGTCGATTGAATTGCCAAGGGTGCGCATTGCCGCCGCGCCATCCTTGACCAGATCCGTATCGTCTGGCGTCTCCCATCCAAAGTTTGTTGTCGTTGCCATCTATGCCACCGCCCCTGTCGCTTGTTCCCATGTGAGTGTATTGCTGAGTGTGTTCCATTGCTCCGCTGCATTCACTTGCTCCCAGTTTA